TAAGTTCAGACAAGAAATGTTTTGCGTTTACTACACATCCAGATCCAATAATACTCTTAACACCATGAATAACACCGCATGGAATAGCGTGGGTTACAATTTTTTTTCCATCATGGTAAATAGTGTGACCTGCATTATTGCCTCCGTTGTATCTTACAACGTGAGTATATTCACCTGATTTACAAAGTTCATTAGCAATCTTGCCTTTCCCACTATCGCCGTGCTGCAAGTCTACGATAATATCCGCAAATGCAATAGCCATGTTTCCTCCTAGAAACAAAAAACCACGGTACGCATTGTACCGTGGCCTGTTGTGGAAGTAAAGAGAAAGTAATTATTTATTTTTTAATTCTTGCTTCTTCTTATTTTTTTTGTTTAATTTCTGTAGATAGTTTATTATATAAGTTTTCTATAAAGTCTTTTTTCTCTTGTGTAAAAAATTCACCAAACCCCTCAGCTCTTATTCCGGTAAGTTTGTCGTATTCTTTATTGTTAAATCTGCCAAGGTCTATTAACATGCCTTGTGCATCTGATAACATTTCTTCGTATTTTTTATTTGGTCTTGGTTCTGTGTCTGGCTCTACATCATAAGGGGAAACATTATGTCCACCTAAATTTGGCCTCTCAAAACCTCTCCAATATTCATGAGGCCTATCACCTGCCGGTTCCCGCCCCGGTTTTGGGTCCCAATGTGCTTCCTTTAGTAATCTTGTGTACTCTTCCTTGATAATCTGCTTTAGCATATTTTTGCTAATTTTGTTTTCGTTGATAACTGCTTTTTTATCTTGAAGAGCTTCAACAACTAAACCTTTAATTAAATCTTTTGTAATCTTCATTTTATTCGTCCTCATCCGCTAGGATATATTTATCTGTACCTTCTGGTAAACCATCATCTTCCATATAACGATCTTCGTATTCTTCATAATCATACGAATCGTCATTATCATCTAATTGTTGCTTACGTTCCTGAATATAATCATAAGTATCTTCTGCTTGGAAAAGCATCTCCTCTATTTCTTCCATGTGTTCTTCTGATAAATATTCAGCTTGCTCTTCGAGTTCTTCGCGAGCTTCGTCTATTGTTAGTGATCCTTTTTTGAATTTTCTACAGATGCTGCACATATCTTTTGTGTTACCTACCGTTTTCCTATTCTTTTAGATACGGTTGCAAGTTTAGCTAACATTGGTTTTAGTTCTTTTAGGACTGTTTCACGAAGCGCTTGTTTTTTCTTGCGATATTCAATACGATATTTTTTCTTAGCTGAGTCGCTCATTTCGTTCCACGATAAATCATCATCTTCAAAAGCGGCAGTTCCAATTTCTCCCTCGTCAGCACCCTCTTCACCAGAAATAACAGATTGACGCGAATCTTTTTTTGTTTTTGGTTCTTCGGTTGCGGTTTTGGCTGCTAGTTTTGTTTGTTCAGGGGTTGCTTCTGCGGGAACTATTTCAGAAGCACCTAATTTGTTTTTAATATCTTCTTTATTTTCATAAAGCTTAACAAGTTGTTGAGCAACAATTTTGTTTAGTTCAAAGGTTGGTTGAACGTCTAAAGTTTGTGGTTCAAAAAATTTATAAAGTGTCGCGTATGGAACACCTTGATTATCTTTGCCGCTGAACGTAATACAATCCATTAGGTCTTTATAGCCATTATTATCGCAATAATCTTTAAATTTTTTAAATAGTTGTATAACTTTTTCAGATGTACGACCCTTGCCACTAGTTCCCTCTAAGGTAAGAAATTCTTTCTTTATGTATACGGATGCTAAACGCCTTAAGCTTCTATAGCCGCCACCAAATCCAACTAGGCCCGGTTTTTCGCTTGGGTCTTTTTTACCTAAAGAAAAAGGTCCATTGTTATAATCAACAATTTGATTGCCCTTAATGTATTTAAAATCAACATTTTGACCGATAGAAAGACCTTTGTTAACTAATGAAATTTTATTTTCTAGTGTAGCTATAGGGGTATTTTCATCAATATTTTCGCTTGATTCAGCTGCTTCTTCTTGTTCTGCTTGATCTTTAGTTTTGCCATATAATCCCATGCGTACTTGCGACATTGAATTTACTTTATTATCATAAACTTCAAATTTTGCTTCAGGGTTTTCGATAGCAACTTCTTTCGCTGGCTTGAATTTACCAGATGAGCCTTTAACAATACCGCTTAATTCTGGATCTTCTGGTAACATAGCGATATTAAGCGAAACTTTTATTTGATCTGCTGGTAAGTTTGGGTAAGCGGCTGATACAATTTCTTTTTTTAGATTAGTTAAATCTTTCATAGAAACTCTTTTACCTATATCAAAGCCTTTACCTAATTTAGTAATTATTTTTCTAACAATTCGTGAATCTGTGTTAATTCTATAAGAATCCTTAACATCTTTTATTTCTGGATCGGATTCAATAACTTTTCTTAGTTCTTGAATTTCTTGTTGAGTAATAGCGTCTGGAGATAGTTGCTCAGGCTCTTCTTCAGGCATGTCTTCCTGATCTGCATCAGGCGCTAGCATCTCTGGTTTTTTATAAGCCGACTCAATTTGGATACCAGCTACTCTTCTGGCGAAGCCTAAAAAGAGTCCTTCTTGTTTAGATAATTGATAAAGAAGATAACTTGTAATTCTTTTATCCAAACCAATTGAACTCATCGCGGTAATAATATAATCCGTTGATGGATTCATTAACTTTTCTATTTCTTTATTATGATTTTCCGGTTTTTTCACTGCTTCTTTCAAATCATTTACTACTTCATCATATTTATCAGAATTTAAAAATGGTACATAAAAAAGATTACTTAATAAATAGCTATATTTAGTAGGTACTCTTGGAGTCACAAGTGTTCCATCAAAATCAAATATACGAACAACCTTACCCCCACCCTCGGTGGCTGGCTCCTCAGCTTCTTTTAGGTAGAACTTACGCCACCCTTCTAATAATAATTTTGTTTCTTTTAATGATTTTGACATATTATTTAATTCCTAAATATTAGCAATCTTCGCACATTTCTTCTTCTTGCTCTTCGTCTTCAAGATCGCCAATAACTAGATCATATTCTTCTTCGCCGTGTTCTTCTTCATCGCCGGGAAAGTCAGCATGACCAACTTCACCTTCTGCGTCTTCGTGACCACGGTGCTTTTTATATTGTAGGTGATGACCAACGCTATCCATCATATATGCTGCAACGGCAATTTTTTCTTCAACCCAAGGTTCAAGGTCTTCGTCATCATGGATGAGATCGTGCATCTCTTTTGCGTATTCGGCAATCTTCCATAGATTGGTTTTTGCCATTTCGCCTTCATAGCCATGCTGATCGTGTGGATATGAACCACCAGCATATTCATCATGTTCTTCGCCGTGCTTGCAAGAATCATCGCATACATGTTCTTTTTCGCTTTGCATGGCAAGTTCTTCTTTAATTATTTGCTTTAGTCTATCTTTAGCGATTTTCATATTATATTCCTCGTAACATAAATAGTGGTACCATAGTGTAAAAACAGATTTTATTAATGCGCCCCACCAGCAATATTGCTACCACCTACTACCGTAAACGGTCTGCCGGGATGTTTTTTAGCGTATTGCTTTAGCTTTTTAGTGCGACTTGGTATATGTGCAAGTTTGGCTTTGGTTGGCTTTACTATATGACTAACTTCTTCTAATGATTCTTCGTCTTCTAGACCAACACTATCTGCTATAGTATAGTAATGTGGATTTTCTTTTAAGTGATCAATAGCGGTTTTTTTTGCTTTTGCATCACTCATGCCATGCTCGCTTTTTTCTTTTTCAATACCTTTTTGTAGTTCTTTACGATCTACTATTAATAGTTTTACCATTTGCGGCAACTCCAATAGCGGGCTTTTGTTCTCGGACCGGGATTTTCGCAGTGATGACGGGCACGAAAACTCTTACGGCGTTTTGGATTAGATTTTTTAATTCTCATCTTCTTGTCACCAAAATTTACCTTTTTAACATTACCTGTTTTTGGATCTTTCACGAAGACTTTAAATTTCTTTACATCGCCACGCATTGGCTTACCAAGTGGAACTTTACGTCCACGATATTCAGCCTCTTCTATAACGCCTTCTTGTAAGTTCTCTAAGCTTTCTAATAAACAAGCTTCACAAACAGGATAATTATTTTCTAGACTCGCTGTATCTAATCCTTCTGCGAGTTCACTAATAGCTGATTGTTTTGCGTCTACAATTACAAGTTTCATTTTATTGTTCCTTCTTTGGTTTCCAAGATACTGTTGCTTTACCTTTTTTACGTCTGGTTCCAGCTTTATTGCAATGCGCTTTTGTAGGACGGCAAGCTGGGTACTTGCGCTTTGCGCCGCGACCAGCTTTTTCTCTTCCACATGGTTTGCCAGTACGGCAATCTATCCAACCTTTACCACGGTTTTGCGAAAACCAATCGTGAAGCGACCCTTGCTGAACCTTTTTATATTTTTCTAATAGCGCGGTTGCTTCTTCTAGTGTTGCTTCATATACTTCATATTCAACATGCTCTGTTGATTCTTTTAACCCCTTCCAGATTTTGCCTTGACGGCATTTTACAACAGCACCGCTAGCATATGCACTAGGCCATTTATGGTATTTGCGTTTTGCTATACGTACACAGCGGTCACCCTTTTTTTTGCCTTCAAATAAAGCTTCTTCTCCTACGAGAACATAAATAACTTCTGGATCTCCAAAAAGACCAGCAAGCATATCTTGAGGTATATTTGTTATTTCTTCTGGGTAATCTGGGTGTTCACCAGCAGAACACGCTGCGCATGGGCATCCGCACTCATTTATTGCCTCTGTGGAGCTTTCGTCCTCTAATCCAGCAGTATTACGGGTACGATAGCCCGCGCCGCTTATAGCGCCACCAATGGCGCTTTGTGGGGGTGTTCCAACGTATTGTATTTCGGGATTATCTTTTTTAGGCTTTATTACCAATCTCATAACAATAAATAGTGTTTATAAAAGGAAAAGGGCGGCTTTTAGCCGCCCATAAATACCTAAAATGTTTAGTTTTTTAGGATACTAAAACATTGATATTTTTCTTTTGTGATTGAACTCTTGGTAGAGTTACCGTTAGTAGTCCATTGTCTAGCTTGGCCTGAATACTATTAGTATCTACATCCTCGTTTAAATACCAACTTTTCTTTAGAGGTCTTACAAACTTAGACTTAGAGGCTGGCGTTGTGCTAATGGTGAGGGTGCCGTCTACAACATTTACAGCAAGTTCGTTCTTTGTAACGCCAACAAGCGGCATTTCAATAGTATAAGCTTGCGGGGTTGAGGTTTGATGATAATCGTTGGTCAATACATACGGGGATGTTACAGACCAAGGGTTACCTGTAAAAAAGCTGTTTAAAATAGTATCTACGTTCGACATATTGTTTTCTCCTTTGCGGGTGGACCGCTATATGCCACATACTATAATACGCTATTCTAATTTGTCAAGTCTATTATTGAACAATTGTTGTTATTTTATGCTCATCGTATAGCCTAACTTCATAGGCTTGCATAGCCTCAAGCATAATATTAATGGCCGATAGGTCTTCCAGAGTTATTAGAACATCTTTTAAATCATATTTAACAGTGAGTTCAACCTCTTTTTCGGTTGGATTGTTTATAATGTCATCAAGATATGTCTTTAGCTCATGAGTAACCGATAAATAACCTGATAACTGTGGTATTGCTGTTTCTTCCCACTCTTCAACGTCAATTTCATCTACAATATCTTTTATAAGATTTTTTAGTACCGCGTAGATGGAATCCGTTTGTTTCATTAATTGAATAAAGTTTTCAAATTTTATGACGTAATAGTTATCAAGTTCGTTATCGTTATCTGCCATCTTAGCCCTTGAGAACTCGCTTATTAGACTTTAGCTTTTCTTCGATCATAGCTGGTGTGCCAACTACAACAACGTTCAAGTTCCCTGTATTTAAATAGATTCTTGTAAAGTCTACTTCCCTTGAAAGACCGTCTGGCATACGGTTTTCATGGAGGGCCATTTTAGCTACAGTATCCTGTCTCAAGGCAACAACATGTTCTGGGTTTACAGATACTTCCCTTACGCCGTACTTACTTGCTGATGGCATTTCATAGACTTCGGTCAACCTTACTAGCATAACTGCCTCCTTTGTTAAGTTTATAAGTTGCTACAGTCCAAATCTCATTATCATAAATAATATCAGTAAAACTATCATTGCTTTCATAAACAATAGCTGCCATTGGGCTTTCTGGTTCTTTAAGCTTAACCGGAAAGCCTTCCTTGTTTAACCTAACTATTGGTACTTTCTGTGGGATTACTACTAGATCCCCCCTGAAAAACTGTGCCATATTTTGTGGCCTCCTGTTGTTTAGGCATATGCATTTCTGCTAGTTCCTTATTATAACTAGCAAGAATAGTATAGCAATCTGCTAAAAGTAAGTCAACAGAAACCAGCTTTCTACGAGCGGAATCTATATTTTTTAATTTTTCTAACGTGCCTTCCGTGGATTCGTTGCCATCTGCTGGTTTTGTTTGAGAGGCAATTATTTCTAAATCGCGGGCAGCTTCACGCAATAAATCATCTACTTTAGACGGTACGCGTTCAAATGGTATAGCATATGAGATCTTGACATCCATACATCCTCCAATAAAAAACGACAGCGAGTTCTACCCGCTGCCGCTATCATAACAGATACTATTTGTGCATTACACCAAAAAGTTCATTGATCCATCCTGCAACAACAGCACCAGCTACAATCCAAGAAAACTTTTTATAGTTTGCTAGTGAGTCTTTCATAAGTGCTAAATCTGCGATAAGATCTTTTGGCATACTTTGTTCTAAAATAATTACTCTTCTTTCCTGCGTAGAAACAGCACCTTCGACTTTTTGAATAGATGTTTCTAACCTTTCAATACGATCATAGGTTTGGTCTAGCCTTGCCGACATACGTTCAACGCTAAGCTTTAATTCTGTTAATAATTCTCTAACAACTTCACTGTCCATTTGTGGCAAGTTAGAACCCTCCTTTGCTATTATAATAAATAGTCTCCTTAAGTTTCTACGATAGCATAAAATGTAGTCATAAGAGTCGAGGCAGCGGACACTGCATTTTGTAATGCACAACGTGTTACTTTTGCTGGATCAACAACACCAGCAGCATCCATATTTACATATTCTTCATTAGCGAAATCAAAGCCGGTCCAATCAGTGCTGCATCTATTTTTATCTAATAAAGTCTCAATAATGATATCTGGTTTTAGACCACAGTTTTCTGCTATCTTGCGCGCTGGCTCTTGGCATGCTTCAACAATGACTTGAACGCCAAATTGCTCATCGTGATTATCGGTTTGTACGGATGCTTTGCTGGCGGCGCGTAGTAGAGCTACACCACCGCCGGGAAGGATGCCCTCTTCTTGTGCGCTCTTAACGGCTGCAAGGGCATCTTCTATGCGATGCTTGCGTTCTATCATATCTACTTCTGTGACGCCACCAACACGAATAATAGCTACTCCTGATGCAAGTCGGGTAATCCGATCTTGAATACGCCTACACTCATCAAGATCATCGGTTTGTTCTATTTGGGCTTTTAACGATTCGATTCGCTTCTCAATATCTTCGGCATTTCCCTTACCACCTACAAACGTTGACCAAGATTTTAAAGACTCAACGCTTTTGACCATACCTAAATGGCTACGATTAGCTTCTTTTAGAAGCATGCCGTTTTCTCTTGTAATAAATGTTGCACCAACTGATACAGCTAAATCAGATAAGAGGTTTTTACGCTCCATACCATAACGTGGGGCTTTAATGGCAGCTACTTTCATTGTACCGCGAACAGCGTTCATAATAAGAGCCGCTAGAGCTTGTCCTTCAACTCCTTCACTGACAATAATAAAAGGTTTGTTTTCTCTGGCAGCTACTTCTAGGATTGGGAGCAATTCTTCTATATTATCAATAACGCTGTCGCACACAAGAACAAGAGCATTTTCATAACGCATTGAGCCTTTGCGCTCATCGGTTATAAATTGTGGCGATAAGTAACCGGCATCAAACTGGAAACCTTCAACAATATCAAGGGTTGTATCCTGAGCACGCCCATCTTCAATACTTACAGCGCCATCAACGCCAGCTTTATCAATTGCTGTTGCAATAAGCTTAGCTATTTTACTATCACCATTGGCGCTAATTTTTGCAATACTTTCAATTTCTTCCAGAGTTGAGATTGGGCGCGCAATATTCTTTAGCTCTTTGGTAATAGCTTCCACGGCTTTTTCCATGCCACGTTTGACATCAGTTGGGCTACTACCAGCTGTAATATACTTCTGTGATTTTATAAGAATAGCACCAGCTAATACTGTGCTTGTGGTTGTTCCATCCCCGCAATCTTCTACCGTTCTTTGAGAAACTTGCTTTAGTACTTGGGCACCTAGATTCTCAAATACATCTTCTAGGTGTACATGACCGGCGACCGTTACGCCGTCTTTGGTTATAAAAGGAGCTTTGCCCTTTTGATGAATAATAACATTTCGACCTTTTGGGCCTAATGTCACGCTAACAGCTTCGCTTAACTTTTTAACACCACTTACTATTTTTTGATTTAATTCAGTATCTTTACCATAAACTCTTGGCATACGCCCTCCATTATCTTAAGAGTTCTTCAAGTATATCATCAAGCGGGGAGCTTTTTATATATTCTTTTAGATTTGGTTTTTCGGAAACAGTTTGTTTATCTTCTTTTAATTCTGTAGCTTTTAGTCCTGTTTCAGAAACTTTAGTTATCTGTGAATCAACTTTTTCAATACCATCTTGAGCCACGGAAAGACCATCAACTAAATCTTCAATAAAGTATTGATTGATACCATTAGTCATTTCGTGCATACCACGGTATATTGGTTCTGCCCATCTTTTAAACAATTCCATAGATTGGATACTAGAATCTTTAAGGTTTGTTGCTGAAACAATTATAGTTGGATAATTTTCATCATATTCTGCATCTTTGGTGGCTAAAGCTATCTTTCTTGCTCTGGCTAGAGACACTGAAAATGTTGTGTCTTTGGAAGCTTTTTTAGTTTCACCTTCCGTACTTGCTGTTGGTACTTCCGCCTCATTAAGAGATTCAGTGACAAGACCCTCGAAAGAAGCCATTTTTTTCCAAAAATCATCAACCTTACTAAAAATTTGTTTACCTGTTAAATGTTGTTCACTTGAGCCTACAGGAGCATTTGCTAATGGTTTATCGGCGCGTGTTGTCTCAAGATCGGTAAGAATAGAATATTCACCAGCTTTTACAATTGGGTTTGCTGGCATAATGACTTTACCCTTTAATTGCGTATTAGCAAATTGTGTATATAACTCTATAAAAGGAAAAAAATTCTTTTGAAGATCTTGTTTGGCTTTTAAATATCTGCTTTCATTTTGACTAAAAATTCCTTTTATGTCTTCTCGTGCTTGTATAGATAATTTACCAAATAAAAACTCTTCATATTGTTTCAGTTTGCTTGGCTCTGTTTCTGCCTCAAATGCTAATTCCATACCAGTAAGAGATTCAGCATAATCAATAGCCTTAGAAAGTGTTTTTAAATTTTCTATCTTTAGAAGTTTTTTTCCACTTGCCTGAACAACATTTTTTGGTATTTCCGCTAATTCAAGCTGCTCTCTTCCTTCCGTGACTTTTGTTATGGAATTTAGCAATAATTTTGTTTGTAGAGGATCTGCTTTTACTTTGCTTATAAAAGCTTCAACTGTTTCCATGAATTTATTTCTTACATCTTCTTCACCGGCTTGTGGGTTATTAGAAATTAATTTATAAATATCAGAAGCTAGCTTAGTATCAGAAGCTATTGATTCTATAGTTTTAGTAATTTGTAATGATTCTTCTAATTTTTCGCCGCTTTTTAATTTTTTTACTCGTTCTCTTCTAGCGTTTAGTTCTGCCTGTTTTTCATTTGCTGTTGTTTCTAAATCATCATATTCTTGTTGAGCTTGTTTATATTTTTCTTCAGCAGATTGTTTTTCTGGTGTTCCTTCTGCCGCTGATTCAAAGGCTTCTCTAGCTTTTTTTAACTTTTGATTTCTAAAATTATCTACTTTAGCTTTAGCATCTGCCACTTGTTTAGCAAGTGCATCAGTTGAAAGCTGGCGTTCCTCTTTTTCACCTGTTCTTTTCATACGCTGAACACGCACATCTTTTTCTAAATCAGCAAATCTTTCATTTAAGAAATTGATTTCTCCAAGAACAAGATTCATATCCGGCGCGTTCTCTGTGCCTAAAATAAAATTGAAATAATTATTTCTGTTTACAGAAAAGCTAAAAGCACTCATTTTAAATGGATCATCTTCTTTATCTTTTTCATTTACTAAAAATGTAACTTTTCCTTTTTTAGCAATTGCAGTTGCTAAGTTAAACTTGGAACCTTTTATTTTTGTATCCGTACTCTTTTTTAGAGTTTTTAAGCTTATAAAGTTACCATCGCCATCTAAAAAGTCTGCAATTATAAGGTCTTCTGATCCAATTGTTTGTGTTGGTGTAAATCCACTAGCAATTCTTGACATCAATAATTCGTAAATCTTACCAGCACTTTGTGGGTCAAGGTTATAAATAATAGAGTGAATAAGATTTTTAAGTTGTAATGAGGAAATAGTTTCCGATAGGTTAAACTGTTTTTTTTCTGGAGCTACAGGTAATTCATCTTCGCTTTTTTGTACTGTACCAAGAACTTCATTTAACTTTTGTAGTGCAGACTTATATCTTTCTACAGCATTAGTCTTTGTAGTATCAACCACATTTGCTAAAATAGCGTCTATTTGTTTTGCCTCCAATGAACCCTTTGTACCCCATTTTTTAGTAATGGCAAATTTGGGCATATGTTTTTCAGGATCAAATTCTTCTTCAAAAGCTCCCTTTTGCTCTTGCAGAACAGATACAGGTTTAGTAAAGCCTAAATCTTTGTTTGCTTTAATAATGCTGTCACGCATTAATTGGAGTATTTCTAGATCGCTATTTTTCATCTAATGGTCCTCTAAATTACAATATCTGCAATACCTAATTTAACTGCTTCTTCTGCTGATAAATAGATATCAACGTGACGTTCAAGAAACTTATTTATTTGCGCTGCCGACATTTTTGTTTCGGCTCGTAGGGCATCAATATAACGTTTTTGTGTTTCGCGTACCTCGTTCATTTCGTTTTCAAGATTGAACATTGGACCGCTATTGCCAGCAATAACTGAGTGGATCATGACACGGCAGTGCTTACCAATCTTGCGCTTGCCTTTAGAACCGGCGGCAAGTAATAGAACGCCAGCACTCATTACTTTACCAAGACCATGAGTGTGAATCTCACAATCCTTTCGTACTTCACGCATTACATCATAAATGGCAAACATATCGCTAGCACTGCCGCCGTTAGTAGAAACAATAAAATCAATTGGCTCATATGCCGTCTTAGCCTTACCTCTTTTTCCAGTTGGTTCCTGTTCATATTTTCCCATTTCTTTTAGGGCATATAGGCCATAGATAATATCACCGCTTTTTTCTTCTGTAACATCACCAACAAGTCCAATCTTTCGTAGACTAATTTCTGGTTTCTCTTCCTGAACTGGCTGTACCATAACAAATGGTGCCATATGGTCTTGCGTTGTTGTTTCCACTTCATCGCTTTTTAGTTTACGTCGCATATTATTTCTTCTTTCTGTGGATAATAATTTTTTCTTTTTCTCCACGGAGTTTAGATTCCTTTATTTCTAAAGGAAAAGCTCTTGCCCACTTAATCCAATCGCTTTCGTCCTTAAATACTTTATCAAAAATAAAGATTTGGTTACCGCTTTCTTTAATCCAACCTACGCCTGATTTCGTCCAATCCCTCATCGCCTCAAAAAGGACTTTGCGAAACTTCCACGGCACCTCCACAATTTGCAAACGGTAGCCCATGCCATCATCATTTTCGTGCATTTTCCAAGCATAAGAAATCATTTTACTCTCCGCTAGTTGATCTTTCACCTTCAACCAACTCCTTTACAAGCAGTTTATCATCTTCCCAGTAGATGTCAACATCATTGTTTAGATAACGGGTAATAATTTCTCCATACTCTAATAGTTTCTTACTCATAGCGCGCCTATCATTGTCCCTAAAGATATAGTTTATTACAGTATTAATAATAAACAGCTTATCAGCATATATTACATTTTCTTCTATTATAGCATACTTTTTATATATACTGTTAACTATCTGCTTGGGCTGTTTGATAGTCATTAGTCTTCTGCGTCTTTTAGAGTCTCTATTAGATTCTTGGTTACATATTGTTTTAATGCTTTGCGTTCTACTAGAACTGCGTCTTCTTCCTTGACAAGACCCTCAGTAAGAACTTTGCCCTTATTTTCTTCCTTAACTTCTTTGATGAGATCCTTTAGAATCTTAATCATCGCCTCATTACCCATCGTCTTGTTCTCCTTTTAATTTTAGTAACTCTTCTTTTATATATGGTTCACTTTCTTTTAATGAATTATATTTTGTTTCATATGGAAGTCTGCGTTTAATTAATCCTATTAATCCATTATGAACTTCGTCAAACCTTTTGTTTATAACAGCATCAATTTTTGTGTATTCTTCTCCACGACCAACGTCTTCATAGGCAAGTTTTAAAATAGTTAAGCACTGCTTACGCCAGCCCTCTGTCTCTAATAACAATAATATTGTGTACGTTTCTGAATATTTAAAAATTCTATAGGAATCATAAATTCCTAATAGGGTGCGTATTAGTTTATAACATAATATCCCAAGGATAAAAAACAAGAAATATATCATATCAAGCTCATTGTTATAATCATACATCATTTATAAGTAGTTGTAAAGACAAAAGAAAAGGCGGCAGGTTTCCCTGCCGCCCGTATTTTTAAACTTTATTCTTTATGCGTGGCCTTTGGTGCCTTTTTTGGTGCCCCAGTTAGACTTTGAAGCATTGCCTTTGTTTTTTGGCTTGCTCCCTTTACCGGCTGATGGTGGTTTAGCTCCCCATGATGCGCCGCCTTTTTTAGCTTCGCGCATTAGGCGTGCGGCAACACGACGGGTTAGTTCTTCTGCGAGGGCTTCTTCATCAAGAGTTTCTTCTAATGATTCTTCTTCCTCTTCTTCTTCCTCTTCTACGGCTTCGTTCATCTTGCCGCCTTTCATGTGTTTCTTGGCTTTAGCAGCGTGCTTGCCAGAGTGTTTCATTTCGGCTAAGCCTTCTTCTTGTTCTTCTTCGCCTGATTCTTCTTCGCCGCTCATTTCTGGCATTTCGCCTTCGCCACCAGCTTCTGGTTCTTCTTCAACTTCAAAACCAAGATCGCCAGCGCCTTCAATCATGCCCATTAGAGCATCTACGCCGCTCTTAATGCTTTCGAGAGCAGAACGTACTTCATCGCCTTTATCACCCCCTTCCGCTGCTGCTGCTGTTTCTGGGGCTTCCATTTCGCCTTCGGCTTCTTCCATACTTTCTTCTTCGTAATGTTTTTTGTCCATGCCGCTCATTTCTTCAAGTGATTCTTCTTCTTGGGCATAGCTTTCTTTAACTGGTTCTTTCTTTGGTTTTTCTGTTTTTTTTGTTTTTGAGGCTTCTTCGAGTAAGCCGTTAGCAATAGGTTTGATGTTTGCTAATGTTTGGAAGCGGCGGATCGCGCCTTCTTCTAGTAACTTCTTATCGCTCATATTTATCTCCTAGGATATGAAATGATGTAAATATCGGATTTACATAATAAATAGTGTTATCGTTCTCAAAAGAATAAAAATTTTATTCATGTAAAAGATCACTAATAAGGCCACTATTACGCTTGCGTAGTTTAACTAAAGCTGCTTCTTCGATCTGTTTAACGCGTACAAGAGACAAGCCTAATCTTTTCGATACCTCATCAAGTGTCATAGGGCCATTTATATCTGCTGTGTGAATACTACAATTAAGATCTTCGGAATAATCAATCCAATGGCGACAATCATTTTGGCTGCAAGTTTGTTTAGATTTTCTACAATCGTTTAAACATTTCATGGCTCTTTATCCTCTTCGGCTAATATATCAAATATTTCTTGTACATCACGTTCATCAAGATTAAAATCAGTTTTTTGCTGTTCAATCTTTTTATCTTCACGTTTACGCAGTTTCATACTACGTTTGCTTATTTTACAATGCGGATTGTTATTTATCCAAGCTCTTATATTTGGATCATCGTCAATGTATGCGCGTACCAAATCTTTAAAAAATGTAGCCTGTTTTATGCCATCTGCAATAAATTTTATACGCAATTGGGCATGCGTATGATCGTCGTCATAGAAAACGATCTTTTTGCGGTTTTTACCGTAGTTGTCCATGTGGGGTTACGCTTAGAATATGAGTGGCGCTTTCGTGCTGACCGGCACTAGTTTGCCGAATAAATTCAGCCCTAGCAAATAGACCGCCAATATTAACTGCGCCGGTATATGAAAGACCGCTTTTAATATTACCAACAAGATCATTAAAAATGTTTTCTACTGGACCTTTATAGGGAACCATAGTGGCAATACCCTCTGGTGCAGAGGATTTTCCACGCCAAGCTTCTTGGGCTTCACGACTTGCCATACCGCGATAGCTTTTCATCTTCATACCATATAGCATTGATTCTACGATATCACCGGGAGCTTCATCGGTTCCTGCTAGGAGCGATCCCAACATAACAAAATCTGCACCAGCAGCTAGAGCTTTTACAATGTCCCCGGCATTTTTAATGCCACCATCGGCAATAAGAGCAGCTTTATGAGCTACTGTGGCACAATCCATGATAGCGGTTAGGTTTGGTACTCCATGACCTGTCTGGACGCGGGTAGAACAAATAGAACCTCCGCCAATACCAACGCGGATGCTGTCAGCACCCCAAGCTTGTAGCGCTTCAAAAGCCTCTGCTGTCGCTACGTTACCAGCCATAATATGCAAACCAGAACCATATACTTCGCGAATAGATTTAATAGCATCATAGACCATCTTGTGATGACCGTGAGCCACATCAATACAAATAAAGTCAACACCAGCCTGAACAAGTGCTGAAACGCGATTCATATAATCGGCAGTTGTTCCAACCGCTGCACCAACACGTTCACCAGCGTTTTTAACAGCCCTTACGATATCAGCCTGAGTAGCAATATCATTATATCGATGAATAACAGCTACTCCACCTAGTTTAGAAAGCGCAAGCGCCATATCTAAACCGCTTACAGTATCCATTGGACTAGCAATAATAGGTGTATCAAAAGTTAAATTTTTATCTAACGAACTTTGTAGGCTAACTTGCGAACGACTTTCGATATCACTAAAATGTGGCACTAATAATACATCATCATAGGATAGAGCTTCTCTCATTTTGTCCTCTTTTCTCGGCACTCTGGGCAATAGAGGCGAGTTTCTTTTGCGCCCTTATAAACCTCTATAAACCATGTGTTTGCCATTTCTTTAGATAGTCTATCAAAAGGTCGCTCGCATGTCAAACACTTATCCCCAATATTTAACATTAAATCTATTGACGATGTTGCTTCTTTGCCTGATATTTTATTTAATGCTCTACGTTGTTTACGATTTAATTGCGGCATATATCCTCCAAATAAAAAACCCACGGTAGCCATTATAGCATACCGTGGGTTAGAAACAAGTGAATTATTTATTTCTTCTTACAAGCCATAACAAATTTTTTAACGGATTCTGGAACTTTTGAAAGATCTAAATCTTGTACGTTTTTGCATGAAGTAACGGCAACAGATAATTTTCCTTGACCTGCCGTATCTAATGTATAATATATAGAATTTCTTGTGCTTTTATCTGCATTATAACTAGCGCCAGAAATAATATAGTTTTTTGCCATTGGCTCTGATGTTTGTAGCAGGACTTGACTTCCATCTCTGCTTGGCATTAAAGAATAATTTCCAATTGGAGTAACTGCTTCTTGTAATTTTTCTATTTCTTCTTTAATAACTTGCTTTAAATAACTTTTTGTAATTCTCATAAATAAAATCTCCTATGATACCAATAAGTAGTAGTGTATTCGCAAATAAACCTTAAATTTTATTTAGTGCCACTAGCTCCAAACCCTGATGATCCGCGCGTACCAGCATCATCAAAATTATCTACTTGAACAAGTTGGCTATCATAAATACGCTGTACGGTAAACTGTGCAATTTTATCATGGTGACGAATAGTGACAACATCATTAGTGCCATTATACACTACAACGCCCCAAGGACCAGTATAATAGGCATCAACAAGCCCAAGAATAACAAATTTACCCTTGCTATTCATGCCGCTTCTACCACGGATATCACATGCCCAACCTTTTGGTGGCATAATAGCAAGACCCGTTGGCACAATCTTTGTTTGTCCCGGTCCAATATCAATGTGGCTTTCTGGGCAATCAGCAAATAGATCCCAAGCAGCATCTTCAGCGTGCGCTTTTACTGGACCTTTTGCTGTTTGGGTTAATGGTTTCCACTGTAGTTTAACGCTTTGAAAATCAAAATTAATAGATGTCATAGTTGCTCCGTTTTGATTGGTTCCTTAAATAATTCATACCAAAAGTATGTACAATCAGTAGCTTTTGGATTTCTTTGATAGTGTTCATCTAACTTTGTTTTAATATCTTCATTAGAATAACACGCAAATTCTGTATACATCCTACCATATTTTTCAACAGATTGGTCAAATACCATTTCTGGATATGGAGTTCCTTTTTTGTGTACGGCGGCTTTTAGCGCTATAACCGGCGGCAATTCAATATCGCTCATTTGATTTTATCCGCCTTACTAAGCATTTGCCTAGCCAAGTCTTGTAGTTTATATGCGGAATCAACTAATACTTTTTTACTTCCAAGAACATGATTCTCAGGGATCAGCGTATCGGCTAATTTTAGCCGCACACCGTCAAGCTCAATATAAACCGTAGATCGCGATTGAGCTTCGTTTGTTAGCGGTTCAACCTCAACTTGTTCGTGACTTAATCTCCAAAACATTATAGACTCCTTTTAAACTTTCTATCAAGCCATCTAGTATACATTGAATAACTAATAGATGAAACAATTCCACCAAAGAAGCCAACAAAAATGCCAGTAATCATACATGCCTCCCATAATCATCGCTATAGCGAGTAATGTCGTCTTCCCCAAAATATTCACCAGTTTGAACTTCAATAAAAACAAGATGTCCTTGACCAGTATTTTTAACACGATGCTTAACGCCACGTGATATCTTTATAACACTACCAGTATCTACTTGTAGTTCATTGTCATTGCGCGTAACAATACCGCGTCCAGAGATAACCATCCAAGTTTCATCACGGTGCAAATGCGATTGTAGGCTTAGTCTCTGCCCACTATAAACAACAATACGTTTAACTTTGTGCGTTGATGTATCTTCTAAAACTGTGAAATAGCCCCAAGGTCGCTCTTCTACCATTTTATTCTCCATCCAATGTTCTGTAATAATATTCCATAACCAATAAAATCGTTCCAAATAATAGTGTTAGCGGGAAAAAGAATTGCATATCTTCTTTCATTTCCTTTTCCTCATCTGGAGGATGAGCAACAAAGTAAACATTATGAACCATTTTTGACGCGAAGATAATGTTTACAACAAAATAAGAGATTATATATGTCATTATATCCCTTTTATGCTAGTAGCTTTATTCCGTCCTTAAATGATCTAATAGAATTACCAAAACTATCTACCGATATTTGTGCCAAGTATGGACGATTCATGTGTATAACATCTGTCTCTCTTATACCCCAACATTTGACTTCTGTCAACATGTTTGTACTATCTGTAGCTGTAATGATCCAATATGGTTTGCCGTTTTTGGTTGTTTTAACTTCCTTACTGCGTGGAATAAACCATACAAGTCTATTACCTACAAATCTTTCTTCTTCCCCATCGTCACTTGTTGATTTATACCCAAGTGGTTCAATTTCTTTTTTGGCAAGTTTGTCCATTATATCATCTGTCATAACAAGATGAATAGGATAAGCGCCAGTAAGTTGAGTAATGTGCTCGATTTTTTCTTCATCTGAGAAATCCCCTTCTGGTTTATAAAGTTCAATATTCTCTTTCAGCTTCTTTGGTGTTTTTGGACGATCAACAACTACCGCACTCCAGAAATGTTTACTACCTGTGAAGCGGCTATCCATGAGAGAAAGTAGTGCATCGCTACGAGTAAGAGCATCAAGCGCACGTTTATTAAACTTGCTGTATGAGATTTTTTCATTGAAAAGTAATTCCTCGACTGTATTAAAAGGTCGCGCTTTCATTATTTCCGCGATAGCTGTATCACCCAAACCTTTAATAGAAGATAGTGGCTGGATAAGAGTGTTACTATCGTTTGGATCAACTTCCCAATCTGTACTTGATAAATTAATGTCTAGCTTGCGAATTTTAAAACCGGCACGCTTTACTAATGCAATAGCTGTTTCTTTGCGATCTTCTGGCTCTTTCGCGAGAAAAGCGCACGCCCACTCGGCTGGGTAATAATGTAGCAGATATGCACATTGATAAGAGAGGATGGAATAACATACCGCGTGTGAAAGGTTAAAACCATATCCCGAAAAGAATTCCATAGTCTTCCAGAGGCCATCTGCATCTTTTTGACTGATGCCTTTTTCAATGCACCCATCAACGAATTTACCATATAGCTTTTCCTTTACTGCGGCTTCTTTGCCGGTACCTTTCTTTGTTAACACTTTACGTAGTTCATTACCTTCATCAAGGCTAACATCTTTACCAAGCTTGTGGGCAAGTAAACTTAGCTGCTCTTGAAAGATAATAAATCCAAATGTTTCCTCTGTTACCTCTTTAACCAGCGGATGGATATATTTAATCTCATCTGGGTTGCGCATTGCCTCAACATATTTTTTATCTACATTAGCCGACAATGGACCGGGACGATAAATAGAGGTAATGGCGGCAATGTCTACAATGTTTTTTGGTTTGGCATCCATACAAAAAGCTTGAGCATTTTTGTTTGTAGCAAACTGGAATACCCCCATGAAATTTCCACCACGGAAGACGTTATCATACACGTTTTGGTCTTGAAGGTCAATAGTGCTTGGGTGAAGCTTTTCATCATAAAACTTTTTGATATCTTCAAAAGTTGGCTCCATAATTCCATGCTTGCGCTTAAGCACGTGTTTAATACAGTCTTCAATCATACGAAGTGAAGCAAGCCCAAGAATATCAAATTTAATAAAACCTAATGGTTCAAGATGACGAACAGTTTGTCCTTCAACCCAAGGAGTCTGGACAACATCACCGCTTTTAATTAGCGGCATTTTTTGGTCAAGATTATCCGCGAACAATACACCGCCAGCATGGCGAGAGATACTACGGATTTGTCCCTGTAGATTTTCTACGTGTGTTGCAACATGTGGGTATTTACGAAGATATGCGTCGAGTGCTGGTGAATATTTTTTAAGTTCTTCCCAAGTTGGGTTGTAAACACCGGCAGTAATTCCGTGATCCTTTTTAGCTAGAGGGGTAGCTTCAAATAACATTTTGCTTGTGACATCGTTCACCTCTTGAAACGGGATCTCATAAAGCTTGGAGATATCCTTGATAAGAGAACGGATTTGCAGAGTGTTATAGTTAGAGATTGGTACAACACTGTTCTCGCCAAACTCTTTAATAAATAACTCTTTTACGGCCATAGGATCAGCACAGTCATAATCAATATCTGGATAATCCTTAGCGTTCTTACGGATAAACCGTGAGAATTGTAGTTTGTACTTGATAGGATCAATTTGGGTAATCCCAAGTAAATAAGATACTAGTGAACCAGCGCCCGATCCACGACCGCTACCCACCAGTTGATTATCCGAAACCTTATCGGAAATCGTTTTCATTGTAAGAAAGTATTTTGAGAATCCACGATCCTTAATCGTGTGAAGTTCTTCTTTCAGGCGATCAATATAGGTACTGTCTTGCCATAGATTGCTTTTCTTTAGCGCTTCAACTGCAATTTTGGCAAGCGCAGTATCAGCAGTTTCGCCTTCTGGAACAACGAAACTTGGAAGTTTGATGCTTGTATCTGGCGTATAATTTTCAATACGGTTTTGGAGGATATCTGCTGTGCGGGCAATACTCTCTTCTACCAGTTTATCGTCGTAAGAAAATCCAAGGCGTGCTGAATATTCGCGATACGCCGCGAACAGTTCATCCCCGTTCTTAGGATAAAGCTGGTACTCCATTTCAGCAAGCGATTGCGGAAGTTGATCAATCTTAATCTCATCCTTGCGCTTCCCCATCCAGCCAAGAAGTTTATAAATCTCACGATCCTTCCACATATCAGGCGAAGGAAAATGAGCGTCACAAGTGCTAACTAGTTGAAATCCATATTGCTTGCTTAACTGGATAATAAATTGATTAATAATATGTTGTTCTTTATAGTTTGCCCATTGGAGTTCGCCGTAGAAACGATCCCCAAAGATATCCATCATCTGCTGGACAGTCTTTTCCATTGCAGCAAATACAGCCTTATCGCCAAGCTCGTGATTACGCCAGTAGTCATTGCCGAGAATACCGCCAATGCATGCGCTACTGGCGATGATTCCGTTATTGTGCTGCTTAAGTAAATTGTAGTCCATACGGGGATAACGATAGAAATTATCGCCACGATAGGAATTGCTAACCATCTTAAAAAGATTGTTAAGTCCTTCTTGATTAATTGCATTGAGTACGAGGTGGCTTCTTTGATTAAGCGTTCCATGTGAACCTTTCTTGGTTTCTTTTTCGTCTTCTACAACAAGACCAACATCTTCATCGACTTGTTTGGCAAGTTTGGCATCTTCCTTGTGTTTTTGCTTTTCAAGCTTCCAATCCTCAATGTTGGGATGGATGTAGGCTTCAATGCCATAGACAATTTTAAAATCTTTGCCTTCCTCTTTCATCTTTTTAGACTTCTGGAAGGCATGGGCAAAGCTGTTCATATTGCCATGCTCCGTCATGGACATGCCTAAAAGGCCATTTTTAAATGAAAAATCAGCGAATTCATCAGGATAGCCAAGCCCATCATATATAGAATACGTGCTGTGCATGTGCATAGAAAAAAATGGAATACTAGGTTTCTTTTGTTCACTCATTATTTGCCTTCCCAGTTAAGAATTTTATGCTTGAACAAATTGCGAAGAGAATAATACTCTGTTTCCCCTATCAAGTCAAGCTCGTAGTCGGGATACTCTTTTAGAAATAATTCTATTTTTTGTTTTGAATCGTTATCGAACCAGCCTTTTAGCTCAACAAACTTTTTTTCATCTATCTTAAAATCTGGTGTGTATGTCGTACCGTTTGATAAAGTAAATGTTTCCGGTTCGTATACCCAATTAATTTTTTGTTCATTAAGTATCCTAGCGTAATTGGCTTCCCAGTTACTACGGAAGTATTGATTGTTTAGATCGGCTCTTTTACCACCGTTCGCGTTAGAATAAATTTTGCTTGGATGATCATGCAAAAGCTTTTGCATCCTTTCGCTCATTATTTTTCTTGTGGAATCAGAGACTTGCCTACCAGTATGAATTTCACTTATTTTTTTTCTTCCTTCCGGGGTTTGTGACCAATGTTTATATTTTGATCTGTCAAAACCCCCCAAACCTCGTTCTTGTATTCCTTGCTTTACTGCCGCCCATTTTTTTCCATAATCAGGATTTTTAGCAAGTTTTGTAGCTTGCATTTTTTCTATTGCCTGTTCGTTTTTACAATATGTACCATTTTTATGGCGTTTTTCCACACCATATTTACGAAAACAAATTTCAGAACAGCATATTTGTTTTGGAGTTCTGTAACCTGTTGGAGTTATAGAACAAAATTCCACTAAACAATTTAAACAAATTTTGTGTCTACCTTTTATCCTATTTTCTAATGCTTTTTTCCTGACATTTTTTAGCGGTTTATCGTCTTTTATCATATTAAAACTCCTTAAGATACATTACCATATAATAAATAGTATCTTAAGAGAGAAAAATGCCTATGTATTTTATTCTACATCCATCCCTAATGCTACCATAGCCCGACGCTTACCATCAAGCCAAGATTTATTATATTCTGTGTTGTTAGTATCGTCGTTTTCTACATACCAACGGAGGCAATCACGAAGCTCTGTATTTTCTGCTATAGCATCATTACGCTCTTTGACTGTTTTCATAAGTAGAGAAAGCATTTGTTGCGCTTCATCGTAGACGCTCATTTTTTTAATCCTTTTTCGTAGGTATCAAGCTCGGCAAGTCGTGCAATAAGTTCGTCACGCATAAATTGAAAATAGTTTGGATTGTCAGTAGCCTTTACATATAACTTTGTAGCATGAGCAACACGATACAGTAAATCGTTGTGTCTGTCAAGACGATCAAAATTAAGCTTTAATTTACGATACTTTTCTTCCCAGTCCTCGTTAACAGGTGTTACCTCGTCATCTTCATAATCATATTCCATGTATTTCTCCAATAAAAAACGAGATGGCAGCAGTGTACCATCTCGTTTTTATTCTGTAAAGAGTAAAAAATTATAAATTTAGTTTTGCTATTTTTTCTTTTGCGCTTGCTAAATCATCTTCACTAACTAATAAAGATAAACTTTGTAAGGCAGCTCTATCAAGAATTTCAAATTCGCCTTCCGCATATTTTTCTAACTCTAAAAACTTCTTTTTATCAGGCTCGGGGAATTTTGCTACGTTAAATAACGGAGGGCGTTGTTCACTAGAATTTACTGGTAACTCTTGATCTTTTGGAATAAAAACATAAGCATAAGGA